GAACCGGGATGCTCCGCAGGACGGAACATACCAAACCTTGCCGACCACTGAGGACTGAGGGATTCTCCGTCCCACTCAAGAAGAGTGGAATTGATAGTCCCCCAGCTTGTCTCAACCGACGTCTTCGTCCTCTCGACCGTTAGGCCGACAGACTGAATAGAAGAACACCACTTGTCAAAGTGGCCGCTCTTCTGGAACAGAATGTCGTCGCCATTGATGAGAACAGGAACCTTCGAAGCCTCAGCCGTGCCACGCAAGGACCACCTAAAAGCAAGGTAGTTCTGCAGACACAACAGAGGAAACGAAAGGTACGATCCCATCATCTGACCGGTCGAGACGGATATTTCATCGTCCAGATCCCAACCGAGAACAGGACGGAGTGCGCGCAAAGCGAACTCACGAACATTCTCTGGAATCATAATGGACGACGAAAACGCCGTCTCAAGGATCGCCTGAGCTACTTCGATCGAAAGACCATCAGTAGCTGAGGCGTAGTCCCCGGAGACGAGATCCCCCCCCCCAGCCCTAAAACCTGCTCGACGAAGCTTCTCCGCTGTCGGGTCGCCGGTTAAAAGCCAACGAAACCGTTTCAGAAAACCATAAATGGTCTTATGAAGAGGTCTCAAGGCCAAGGTCGAAGCACAAAACTTCGACAAAGGCCTCGGCTTACCGGCAGACTGAACGACAAGGAGCTCTCCTTTCACAGGTCCCAGCTCCCCCTCACCGTGCAGGACAGCATCTAAAAATGCATCCTGTTCACCTCCACATTGACCTAGGCAGCCGCCGTTGGACCGAGATCCAGCAGCGCGACATGGGCCATCTAAAGTGGAGACGGACGATAAGGGGGGAGTTGTCGTAAGGCAAAACGACTCGTAAGAAGCGTCCCAACCTTTCTTAAAAAGATCAGCTACGACGCGACGAACGAAGTCGAGATACCCCCGCGGCAACTGCTGAGGGGGGGAGCCAATAGTCCGTACCAACTTGTCAATCAAGCCATCCTCCATGCATTTGCAGGAGTCAGGCAAGCCCTTCTTTATCGACTGGAAGGACAGTTGCTCCCTCGGGATGTCGGAGACATCACGACCGAGGAAACTTTTGACAAGCCGGGCAAAATCCGTGCAGGTATCGACGCCATCAAAAGATGGAACATCGATAGCCTTCCCGAAAATTGCCTGCCAAGAAGCGACTGACTTCGCAAGGTACAGCGAAGTCCTACGCTGGAAGGCGCGGCATCGCCGCGATTTCCGACGCCGACAAGAACGAGAAGCGCGCATTAGCTCAATGAGAGCCAGAATGACACAACGTTCCTGGATTACCGAAAACAGTTATCGACTGTTTTCTGG